TCATTTAATGCGGCTATTGGCGTTTTTGCTGGTCGCTTTATTACTGGTTCTTACAATACTGCGCTGGGTTCTTACGCTTATCAAGGCGATTCTGGTGGCACTTCTAGCGGAGCAAATAACACTGCTGTAGGGTATCAGTCTTTGTACAGCAACACCACAGCCTCTAACAACACTGCGGTAGGATATGGCGCTGGTTACAACATAACCACAGGCTCCAAAAACACTATCCTTGGCTCCTACAACGGCAACCAAGGTGGCCTAGACATCCGCACATCCTCCAACTACATTGTTCTGTCTGATGGGGATGGGAATCCACGGGGTATCTTTGATGCCAGCGGGAATTTGTTGGTGGGGACAACTTCTTCCAATGGGCGGATTACATCTGACGGCACTTCTAATTCATCAAATCAGGCAGTTTGGGCCAAAAATATTGATGCAACAGGAACAGCAGCAACATATGTAGCGTGGAACGCCGCCACAACAGGAAATCCGATTTTTGTTGATTTTTACACAGAAACCAGTGCAACACGAAGAGGCACTATTTCTTACAACCGTGGCGCTGGTCTTGTTGCATACAACGTAACTTCTGACTACAGAGCCAAGGACATTTACGGCCCTGTTGTTGACAGCGGTGCATTGATTGATTCTGTACCTGTTTACATGGGCAAAATGAAAGGCGCTACACAAGAACGCCCGATGTTCATTGCTCACGAAACACCAGATTACGCACATACTGGCGAAAAAGATGCCGTGGATAAAGACGGAAATCCTGTTTATCAACAAATGGATGCGTCTGCTCTAATTCCCGTTATGTGGGCTGAAATTCAATCCCTCCGTGCCCGCCTCAAAGCGGCAAACATTGCTTAACCCCCGAAAGGAAATTAACATGTCTACCACTTACACTTGGAGCGTTACCTCCATGCAACAATGGCCTAGCGGCACAAACGCTGGCTACGTTGTGAACGTCAACTGGCTGCTTACCGGCACTGATGGCACTCACACTGCTGATATCGGTGGCAACACCCAATACCCCGTTACTAACGCACAAGCTGGCTTTACGCCCTATTCAAGCCTGACTGAAGCAACCGTTATTGGCTGGGTGCAAGAGTCTCTGGGCGCACAAGGCATCGCCAACTTTGAGGCAAATGTTCAGGGCCAATTGAACAGCTTGGCGAACCCCCCTGTGTCGCCTGTCACACAACCGTTGCCTTGGGCTACACCTGCGGCATAATACTCACGCCAACTTTCTGGCAATTTTTAACAGGAAAATACATCATGACCGAACAAGCCCAACCCGCATCGAAAACTCAAGCCTTTATCTATTCTGCCGACTTGGTGAATGCAACTTTGCACTACTTGGCGACCAAACCTTACGGCGAAGTTGCGAACCTGATTGCTGGTTTTAACCAACCAATCGACCCTTCCACCATTCAACAGGCCGCCGCCGAAGCGCCGCCCGAAAGCTGATAAATGGACAATCCAGTTACGCACGAACAAATTTATGCGCGTCTTTGCGCGATGGAATCCAAGGTTGACACAATAGAGTCAAACACTAAGGACATCATCGAGGCATTCAAGGCGGCGCAAGGCGCGGTGAAAGTGTTGAACTGGATTGCGTCCCTTGCAAAGCCAATCGGCATCATCACTTTGGTGACGGGCGCGATTATGGTGGGATGGCATAACCTGACGGGGAAATAATGTTTGACCCAGTAAGCATCGGCCTTGCGCTATCGGGCATTCAGAAAGCGGTAAAACTTGTCAAACAGGCAAGCCAAACCGTCGATGATGTGTCGGCGCTTGGCCCGGTGTTGGGCAAGTATTTCACCGCAAAAGATGTCGCGGTAAAAACGGTAACCGCCGCCAAGAACTCGGGCAACGCCAGCATCATGGGCGCTGCAATCGAAATTGAAATGGCGCTGGAACAAACCCGCCAATTTGAATCCGAACTTCAAATGTTGTTCATGCAAGCTGGCAAGGTTGACGTTTGGAACAAGATTAAAGCTCGCGCTGGCGACATGGACAAAGCGGACAAGTTTGCCGAACAAGCCGCCAAAGACCGCGCAAAGAAGCAAAAAGAAGAACAAGAAGAATTTTTCATCATTGCATTGGTGATTGTTTTGGTCGTTGTTCTTGGAACGGTTGGCTATTACTTCATACAGGAATCCGTAGACTATGCGAAAAAAAATAGCCATCCTGTTCATCATCGCAATTAGTGGATGTTCGGACCGTTACAGGTACGTTTGTCAAGACTTTGACCATTTTCAAGACCCTGAATGCCAGCGTCCGCGCTGCCTTTTCACGCAAACCTGCCCGGACTATTTGGTCGCGCCCGTTCTGGAGAAACAAATTGATGCTATTCAGCAACCACCCGGACCACAAACTAACCGCTGAAGAAATTGAGGTCCGCATTTGGGCCATCGTTGTCTTGGCAATTACGGGCATTTTGTTTTTTATCGTCATTTGCCTTTTGTATTCGGTGACTTTTGTGGTTCAACCAATCAAGGCAATGGCTCCCATTGACCAAGCCTACACCAAGATGCTGAACGACATCGTTTTGTTGTTGGTTGGCGGGATAGGCGGCATTGTGGGCAAACGGGTCGCTGGCGGCGTTGCTGGCACGTTGGCAGGGGTCAAACAAGCCACAGCACCAACAGCGCCTTGCGTGGCTCAAAATCAGTTTGTGCAACCACCGCAAAGTTCGGCATTCGGTGCAATGCCTGTTTTTGTTAATCCCGAACTTGACGAATCTTGGCGTCCACCACCACCGCCGACAACACCGCCCGAACATTTGGAATCGGACGATTTCCGGCAAGAAATAGCCGCGGCACGATTGGGGGCGTCATGACTTGGATTCTTACGTTTTTTAGCGACCTTTTCTACATTCTGGCAATGCTGGCGCTGGTTGGTGGCATTGCCCTATACGGCGTCAGTTATGTGGCGAAATGGCTTCCGGTGATTGCCACTTACGCTTTAATGATGCAAGTCGGCGGCATTGTTTTGGCCTTGGGTGGTGGCTACTTTGTGGCCGAACACAAAGGTTACGAAAAGCGCGTGGCCGAAGATAAAGCGGAAATTGACCGCCTAAACGCTGAAGCGCGGCAAAAAGAAGCTGAACTGGCCCAAACCTTGAAAGAAAAAACCGCGGCATTACGAAAGGCAACAAATGCAATTTCTCAAAAACAAGTTGTTATTAATCAGCGCATTGACGCTGGCGAGTTGCACTTCAACACCAGTTGTCCCGTACAAGCCAGTTCAGATGCCGGAACTCCCGCCGGAAATCCAGAAAATGGAACCCAATCTGAACGAGAGATTCTTAAAACTATTAACGACATCACCACCCAAGGCGACACCGCCATCGTCAGACTTAACGCCTGTATCGACCAATACGAAACCGTGAAAGGAAAGGTAAATGCTCAACAATGACCAATTAGCAAAGTTGGGCATCAATCCTTCATGGTTGGATGGCTTAAACGAAACATTCCAGCGGTTCAACATTGCCACGCCGCACCAGCAAGCCATGTTCATTGGTCAATGCGGCCATGAATGCAACAACTTTAAAACGCTGGAAGAAAACCTAAACTATAAAGCCGCAACCTTGATGCGTTTGTGGCCGAAACGCTTTCCAACACAGGAAATCGCCAACGAATACGCCGGGCAACCACGCAAAATTGCCAACAACGTTTACGCCAACCGCATGGGAAACCGCGATGAAGCGTCGGGCGATGGGTATCGTTTCCGTGGCCGTGGCTGCGTTCAATTGACGGGTCACGCCAATTACTATCATGCCGGACAAGCCCTTGGCGTTGACTTTGTGATGAACCCCGACATGGTGGCAACGCCGCATTACGCCGCGCTGACCGCTGGTTGGTTTTGGGATACGCACAAACTAAACGCACCCGCTGACGCATGGGATTTCGTGAAATGCACCAAGATTATCAACGGCGGTTCAATTGGCCTTGCTGAACGCCGCCAACACGCTGAACACGCCTTGACCGTCTTGTCTTAAAAGGTGGAAGCCCTCAATTTGGCCTTTTAAATTCCATGCGAGAAAGCCAAAAAACCGCATGGTTCAGCATCCTTGAACGTTGGCTTAACAGGCTTCCAAAAGACAACTGCGGGTCAAATCATAAGCAAAGATTGGATTTTTTGTTCCAGTTCTTGCAAAAATAATTTGACTTCAGTTTCTAATTCGGCCACATACACCGGGTCAAACGGGACGCGCTGAATGTAAAGCTGCAAGCGTTCTGGAACTCGCGGGTCATACGAAACAAAATCCACCCATTTGCGTCCGGTACAGGCCATTTGCCATTGCATTTGGTCGTGATACTTTTTAGGGTATTTCTTGTTGATGATGGTGTCGAAATGGTTAGCCGAATTCGGACATTTGATTTCTATCGCGCCATCATCCCCGACAAGGCCATCAGGCGAAGCGCCAGCGCGTTCAATCGT